GTTCTACCCCAACCCTACACCCATCTATATTTATTCCACCTGTTCCCCATTTAAGAATATTAGAGGCTATTGTTTTTTCTTCTAAAGGTTTACGGCAGAGAGTCCATAGTTCCATAGCTGGTTTTAGAGCAGTTCCCCATCCTTCGTATTTAGAGTTTCCTTTGGTATGTTTATTTATTCCACGACCATCTGGTTCTTCTCCAACGCTAAAAGAATTTCCACCCCATCTCTTTTTCCCATCTGGTGCAACATAATCAGTTTCTTCTCTCTCATTACCCTGTAATTTATCCACTGCTTTTCCTATATTCAAACTCTTTGGAAATCCCGAACCATATACCCAAGCCACAATATCACGTATTTCAAAGCCAGCGTCTTCAAGATTAACTGCCATTCTATGCTGAGTTCTCGTTCCACAAGCTACCAAAGCGTGTCCACCTGCTTTCAAAACTCTTAGAGCTTCCTGCCAGACTTCAACTTTTGGAACGTTATAATCCCACTTTTTTCCCATAAATGATATACCGTAAGGTGGATCAACAACAATAGAGTCTACACTATTATCTTCTAATTTCTGCATCTCGATTAAGCAATCACCTTGTATTAATTTCATTTACTTGCTCCTTTCTGCTTCTTTCTCTTTTGCAATCCCTTCTTTAATGAGGTCAGAAGCCACCTCATAAATTTTTTTGTTCTCTACGGCGCAATACACTTTTAAATCGTGAAATGCGTCCTCGTTAATCTTAACATTTTTTTTGTTCATATTTCCACTCCATAACCTTTCTCATATATACATATCAAAAAGTCAAAAGATAAAAAAATCTATAAAATATTTTATCTTCCGTCTAATTCTTTGTTATATTTTATGGCAAATAAGTTTAACTTATTGAATAATAAAATTCAGGTGTTAATATTTTTTATTACCATAAATAGTTTATCTTTCAATGACAAAAGGTGGATTTGATACTTATTTAGTTCAGTAATTTGATTATCTAATAACGCCAATATATCTAATTTTGATTTGCCGGATATTATTGATGTTTCTAATTGCATTAATTCATAATTTCTATCTAAAACTTTTTTATTTTTAACCATTGTCTGACATTTCTTTGACTTCTCATATTTCTTTGCTTCTGTAATTAAATCATCAGAACAATATTGTTTCTCTTCTTCTAAGAATTCAAAATATTTTTTTATAGTTGATAAGCCGAAACCTTTAACTCCAGGAATATTATCGCTTACATCTCCATTTATTGCTTTATATAAAGCAAAGTTATTTGGATGTATACCATACTCATGAAGTACTTTCGCCACTGTGTAAACTTCTTTTTTTGTAGGGCTCCATACCTTTACCCTATCACTAACCAATTGTAGGAAATCCCTATCGGCTGACATAATAATATAATTTGCATCTTTTCTTAATGCAGTTATATACGCAATTGTATCATCAGCTTCAATGTTATCAATACTGATAAGTGTAACAGGTAACGCTTGCAAGTATTCAATGAGACGTTCTAACTGAAGCTCTTTCATCTTATCATCATTAACGTCATCTTGGAAATCATACGCTCTGTTGTATTTGGTTTTCTTTTTGGTTGGATGTCTATGGGCTTTGTATTCTGGGAAAAGTTTCTTTCTTCTTTGCGAACCGCCAACGCCATCAAAAACTATAACACATCTTGTCGGTGTAAATCTTTTAATTGCATAACCTATTGAATATAAGAAGCCAGAAATGCCACCAATATGAGCCCCATCGTCGTTAGATGCTGGCGAAACTGCATAAGCTCTGAGAAAGGTATTAAGGCCATCTATTATTAGAACTTTACTATTGATACTTTCTGGCTTCTTATCTTTAGATAATTCTTTTAGAATATCAGCGTAACTTTTTTTCATTAACATTACGAGAAATCCTAATTTTCTACATGTTCGTCTGAGATTTCTATTTCATCAATATCAATTACTTCTTTGGGTTTATACTTCATAATACACGCATCGCATAAAAGTCCATAAACATAATCATACATACCTTTTTTTGAAAGCATATCGCCCCAACTTTTTGATTGAAATTTTTTAATCGTACCATCTTCAAGTGGTATTGAATACCAAGCTCCAGCACTCGTAACAACGCCTCTTTCTTTCAATGTTTGTAGCCAAGAACTGAGATCGTCTATACCCCTATCAAAATAAATTTGAAAAATTGCTTGTCTTAATGGTGGACCTAATCTATTCTTGGCAATCTTTGCTCGAATATTCATTCCAATAACGTCTTTCATTTTATTAAATATCTTAGTTGATTTGTCAAGTCTAATACGTACACTGGAATGGAAACCAAGTGCTTTACCGCCACTTGTGGTATATTTGTCCCCAAATGTAACTCCTAAATTTACTCTTAATTGCTGAGTAAAAATAAGTGCTATATTTTGAGTGCCAATCATATCAGTTATTTTACGCATTGCTTTTGATGTAATAATTGCTTTAGCTGTAGACCAACCATCTTTATCAAAATCACTTTCCATTTCAACCTTTGTTGTTGCACCAGCAAGTGAGTCAACCAAGATTGCTAATTTAATATCTTTATCGGTCTCTCTTACTTTGGTTATCATGCTTTCAATTGTTTCAAATATATCTTCCACTAAGCTCAATCTAATATATAATAGTTTTTTCAAATCAATGCCAATTACTTCCAAAAATGGTCTAAAAACTGACGTTTCTGTATCTATATATACAGCTATTCCGCCTTGTTTTTGACATGATGCAAGTAAGTGCGCACCTACTAATGATTTGCCTGAGCTTTCTAATCCTTGTAATTCTGTTATACGTCCATATGGAACACCGCCATTTGGGATGTTTGATATGGCCAAATCAAGAACGGAGGAACCGGTGCCTAATCAGTCCCTCACGTCTGTTGGAGTATAAATATCATCGTCAAGAAAGTATGCAACCTTTTGTGTTTTGTGTTTTTTATTTAATGCGTCATGCAAAGCTGATGTTAAAGCATTTCTATCTGTTTTACCCATTTGTAATACTCCCGTTGTTTTTTTATTTTTAATCTACCAAGCTATCGAAATCGTCCATTACAGAATCTAAATCATCATCAGTTGAATCTTCGATGTCTTCTAATTCTGGTGTTGAAGTTGCTTCATCTACGCTTTCCTCTTCGGCTGTTGGGCCATTCAAGTAAAGACCGAGTTCTTTCTTAAGTTCATCATAAGTAGAAACTACATAAACTTGTGTGATTTCTATTTGGTCATTTAAAAACTTTTTAAGTTCTTTTGCTTCTGATGTAAGTTTAGTTTGTGAAGGACTAACTCTAATAGTTGTTTCTGGGTAATCCTTTTTTAGTTCTTTTGCAGTTTTGAACTCAACGGTAATATCTCTTCCTGCGTTAGGGTGCGTGATGTCGCCCCATTCTGGGTCTGAAATTAATTTTAACAATGCTTCGTAAATTTTAATTCCGAATCCCCAATATTTAACGCCTTCTTCTTCTTCGCCTCTTACTATAATTGGAACATAAGTTCTCAATTTGGGTTCAAGGGCTCTTGCATTTTTCCAATCGTCGCTCTCGCCTGTTGACTTAAGTTTTTCAGCGAATTCTTGAATTGGGTCCGGATCTCCGAATGAAAATGGTGATACATAGTTTTTGTTATTAAAACCATAATGCCAATACAACTCAATGAAAGGGTTCTCTCTATTGAATTTGTAAGGTACGATTCTAATACGTGTTTCTCCTGAGGTAGGTTTCCAGATGTTTGATTGTACGTTGCGTTTGGATTGTAATTGATTAAGCCTTTTCTTTAAAAAATCAGTGTTAATTCCCATTTTTTTTCTCCTTTTTTCTTTTGTTTTTTTATTTTTTGTCATTTACCATTCATTACTTTTGTAACTATGTAACCTTGACTATAATATATATAGCTCTGAATCTCTTTGCGTCGTTTTTTCTTGTTATTTTTGTATTTTTATTTACTTCGTTAAACTTTTGCATATCAATAAAATAACCTTGTTTATGGTTCTCTATTTTTTTGGCGTTCCATATTCCGCCGAATGTTGTGTCTTTTGCGCAATTGCTATAATTGTTCATAAATCATTATGTATACTAAGCCATAATGCTTTGTCATCTTTGTTTTTCTCTAACTTTTTGATGTCACTATTAAGCGTCTTAACTCATTTGTTTAAGCCAGTATTGCCAGCATTAACATTGCTAATTATATTAGGTTTAGAGTTAGCACCAGTATTGGGTAATCATTTGACTCCCGAAGCTTTTAGCTGAGTAGGAAGCTTAGACTGGAATTTCTCTTCGCTCATAATGTTTCTAATTTCATTTAATTCTGATTTTTTCATTTTGTGTTCTCCTTTTATTTGTTTAAAGCTTTGCGTATTAATAAGATAAGTTTCTTTCTATTTTTCTTTAACCACTTATCAACATTGGTGTCTTCTGGCAATGAATCGCCAACATCATCATAAATATCTTCTATAAAGTTATCAAGGCTATCTTCGATAAATTCAATTTGCGTTTTGCTATCGCCATCCATAAATTCGGTCATGTCAATTTCAAGTCATAACCCAACCGTATTAAAAGCATCTTCTGCTAAATCTTTTAATAAGCTACTTTCGCTATATCCTTCGGACAACATTTTACTTCTATATTCTTTTAATAATTTCTTAAAACTGTTATTGTTCATTTTATTTTCTCCTAATAAATATACTTATTTATTTGTTTTGTTTTTATTTTCATTGCATCAAGCAATATTAATATTTCGGCCAAACATTTGGTCTTGCCGCCGCCACATATACTTGCGCCATTATATATCCTAAATATTACGAAACAACTTTAGAGAAATCAATCTTGGTTGTTAAATCAAGAATTTGAATTCTTGTTTTTTTTGCACCATATTTTGTAGACAATATTTTGGCAACTTTTTTGGCTTCGCCTTCGCTTTTAGCTTTTGTATAAAGAACTTCCTCATCAGTTTTCCCATGTGGAACGCCTCAAACAATATATTCTTTATTTGTATTTAATTCTTCTCTTATCATTGCTCTTATTTCTGATTTTTTCATTAACTTTCTCCTTAATCGAACTTAAAAGTTTTGTATAATTTTGTTTCAATTTTTAATAAGTCATTATCACGAATTAACAATAAAGTATTTCTATAATTTTCTCATGGTACAATGAAATCATGGCTAAATTTACCATCATTTAAAAGTCAAATCAAAGAGTTTAAGCTGTTAATTGTATATAATGTGTTAGTCTTTCTTTTTCTATGTATTAATATTGTATTTGGATAGTTTGTGTTTCTATCTTCTACAACAATATTATAAATACAAAATAATTCATCTTCGTTTTCAATGTTTTGTATTGCAATAATCTTCTCATTAATCAAATTATATTGAGTTTTAATATCTTTAATATTTTGCTCTAAATATTTTGGTTTGCTAAATGTGCATAGCAGTTGATTTTTTACATATTGTTTGCTCATATTATTTATTTCCTAATTATATTTATTCTGGATTCTTTTGGTCTCTAATATCTTTAATTTTTTTAATAAAATCTTTATGCAACTTAACGTCAAATAAAAAGCTACCACTGCCTCTTGGCTTTTGTCTTGTTTTGAGCGTAGCGATTGTAATTGGTTTGTCATTAACGTTGTCAGTCTTATAGATTAATATTGGCGTTGCTGGCAAGCCCCCTTTCGCTGGGCGCATTGCTGGGACAATATGTTTACGTAAAGTTGAAATATCATCGGTTCCAAGAATTTTCTTTAATGTTGGGCCGTCTATATAAATATCACCTAAAACAATAACTTCTTCATTGTCAGCTACAGAACTAAGTGGTAATTTTTCATCAATCATTTTTAGTGTTGCTTTCTTTGCTTCATCACCATCAACCATACTTGATATTATTTTAGTACGTGTATCTGTATAATTTTTTCTATCATTATCCATGAACACCTTAGAAGTTTTGTTTCCCGCTTTTGCCTTTACACTTATAGCCTGGTACACCGCATACGTGTCTGCATATACTTGTGGCTTATTGTTTTCATAATTCTCTAATATGGCTTGAACTCTTTTGGCTAATTTTGGAAATTTTGCAAGTTCCTTGTCTGTAAAAATATTATTTTTTATTGCTTTTACAACTTCGCTGTTTGTTTCATGTCTATAATCTGTTGCCATTTTTGTTAAATCATGACCTTCGCCATATACTTGACTAATAGTCGAATTCAATAAAAAAGTTTCAGTATCTTTTTTTAATGAAACTTCTAAAAGTTCCTCATCACCGTTTGCGTCCTTTACTTTAAGATATATATCTGTACTATAACCTTTGTTATCTTTGTATTTTTGCCCACCTATTAATTTAAAATCTTTTTCTGTATCTCAAACGGCAGTCATAACCTTAGCACCTTCGCCATATTTGTCTGCAATAACTCTTTCAATTGATTCCGCTGACTTTGTAGCCGCATCAATCCAGCTCAATTTAACAATTGAATTTTTATCTTTTTTATTTTCAGGTAAATCTTTGCCTTGCCCTGCTATATAAGCTTCTATTGTTTTAGCAAATTCTGACCAATCTTCTCTTGGCTTGAATGCTACTGCGACCATTGTTAATATCTCTCCAGCTTGAGAATTAATAGTCCCAGCACCAGCACTTTCTCCAGTAAAAGCACTAATTCCTCCAGTTTCTTTAGAAGGTGTAACGCTCATTATACGTTCTAATAACTTTCTATATTTTGTTGGAATATTTGCTTGAAATTTTTCTGCATCAATTTTAAATGGTGGTTCTTTTATCGCTACTCCGGCCTTTTTCATATTTTTAACAAAATCATCATCACTAATTGCCAAATCTTCGTTCCAAACTTTATCACTTGTTGGGTCGCCTGGCGTTAATGTTTTTGTTTTCCCTTTAATTACTACTTCTTTAGGTTTCTTAGGTTCTTTTATATTTGTGTTGCCATTAGCTTGCTTATCGTCAGGAGTGTCTGACTTCCCATCGCTATTAGGGTCCGTTGACGTTCCGGCCTTTGGCTCTATTTTCTCTGGTTCCTTCCCCTTTTCGGCATTTTTTTGGTCTACTTCGCTTCAATCTTCCAAAGTTTCACCATCAGCAGAATTTTTTGCAACCACTTTGCCATTCTCTTTATCCAATCACACATCGCCACCTTTATAAACGTATTTTAATTTTTTTGCTTTTTTTGTGGCGGGCGAATCTTCTTCTTCAGTCAATTGATTTGGGGTTTTTTGTAATTGAAGTACTAATTCGTTTATAAGGTAAAATGGAATGCCATCTTCTATTAGAATTTCTTCCAAAGCCAATATATGTTCGGCTTCACTTCAATCTATCAAAGCGTTATTTGTCTTTATGATAACTCTTTCAGTTATACTTTCTATATATTCAGATACATTGTCCATAATTCTATTCCCTTATTATATTTTCACTTACAATAATAAATATCAAAGTTTCAAAATTTTATCTTTTTATTTAATGACTTTATAATTTTTGCCATGTTTAATTTTAACTGGGAATCTATCATCTTCTGTTAAAATATCTCTTATTGCTTTTATAAGTTCTTTGCCATCGCTAACATGATAGTCAATTAAAAATGAGTCATAAGTATACAACACTAAACAACTTTTGTAATTCTCAAGTAATTCATTCACTTTTATCATTAAGGGAATATTTCTCTTTGTTTCATAGTTCTGAACAAAATAATTAAACAACTTTTGTTTGTTATCTATAACTGAAGTTTTTCTTTCAATTACTGGAATAACATCTTTATTTGAGTAATGTTCTATCCATATTACATTAATAAATTCTTTTAATTGTTTGTAAAATTCAATATGCTCATACTCTTTACTAATATGGCCATACATCTGTTTGAATGTAATACCTTTTGATTTGTCAATCATTTTTTGTGTTGGGGCTTTAACATTAAAATATTGTGATGCCATATACTCATGCCCCGTTAGCCCATCTGGGAATTCATATCCAATAATATCAGCAATCAAATATAAATGGCAGGCAACATAATCAAGTTCAACTAAAGTTCCACTTTTGCCAAATCTACTAATAAAACATTCTCTGCTTTCGTCTGATTTGTTTAGTGCCGCATAATTGATTCCGCCAAAAGCATTTGAAGGCCTTCCTGTGATAGTGTTAAAATTATACTTCGTATAAACTTTGTTGTCTGTAATATGTTTTGCGACATTGTACCCAAAGCTACGCATTAATTTATCTTTATCTACATACAATCCATTAGACTCAAGCTTGCTAAACGCTATTGACGCATCTTCATTATAAAATTGAAATTCTCTACTATCGGTATGTTTGTTAATCATTGGTATAAATTTATTAACCAAGTTTGTACACATTTCGAGGTGCTTAACAATTGGAACTAATCGATTGTTTGATTTATATGTCTCATATTGTTTGTAAAAAAAGTGATGCGCTTTCGTTAAAAGTTTTTCAATATTTATGTTTCTGTTTATCCTGAGGTACTGCATAAGTGAAATATCAACCAGACCTTCAAATTCATATATCTGGAGCATCTCCTTTTTATCATAGACGTATTTTATATTATTTATGTTCAATGCTTTCAAATCGTTTAATTTTAAGTGTGATTTTGTATCAATATGAGTAAAGGATAAAATGTATTCATTTTTTGTTTTGAGTTCATACACATACAATACGCAAAGTGGATTAATACTTGCGTGTTCAACATTATTGTTAAGAATTGGTATTACAATAATATCGTTCTCTAACTCAATATCGTTTAATTGTTTTGTAGTATGAATAATTTGCATCTATAACCTCTTATTATATTTTCTATAAATATATGCTTTTTTGCCGAAACGTTAAATTATATCTGTACGTTGTAAATTATATAACTCTATTGTGTTGTTTAACTTTGAACTAATTTTTGGCATTGTTTTTGATATTCTATTAATTTCATCTAAATTTTTACTTGAAACTTTTGCGATATCTCCAGCAACCATTCATTTTAATTTAATCGCTCTATAAAACCCTTTATCAATTTCGCTAAATTGGTCGCCTTTAATTTCTATTATACGAGCATTCAAATCGTTTCATTGTTGTGCAAAATATCTATATATAAATTCTTTCTTAATATTGGCCTCAGTAATAGTTGGGTAGAAATCCTTTGCATAATTTATTTCCCTTTGTGAAAATGTACTTTCAAGTTTATCGTAATCTTCATCGCCAACTCTATACCCAATACTCTCTATATTAATTAATGTTAAGAGTTTTGAAACACCAAAAATATATGAGTCGCCTGTATAATAATTATCATCAGGACCCTTACTATATATTCCAATATAAGGTAAGTCGTTTAATAAAAATTTATTTCCGTTAGTATGTCCCATTATTATTCCCTATGTCTGGATGGTCTTGAACCGTTTACCGGAATATAATTTCAATAATTCAATTTAATCTTGTCTTTAGTTTCATTTGTTGTATTTTTGATTGGTGTAACTCTAAATTGAGTTCCGAGAGTTGTTGTTCAACCGTCTCTACCTATATTATGCGAAATGCTTGTGATGATAAACCCAGAATTATTTTTATATCTTTCTGGCAAATAATCAATTGCTATTACATTGCCATATTCCAACCCTTCAATGCCATCTATTGTTAATGATAAGTCTAATGGAATTAATAGTGCGCTTGTATATCCAGCAGTGTTATCTTCGGAAAGTCCTCACTGGGTTGCGATATACGCCCAATATTTTGAATCAATTTTAACATTTGTGAAATATTTTCCCTTTTTAGTAAATTTGATAGCTTTTTCGTTCTCTTCGTTTGCCGTGGATTTTTTTATTGTTCCAGGATATCTTGTTATGCCTCCAAATCCTTTGTTATAGTCATCTCTTATATTGCCATATAAAGTTCCAAAACCAGATTTGGTTTTGGAGTTTTGATTACCAACTCCACTATACGCCGCCGCATTTTTCATTTGGTCGGGCAAAGCCGATGCAACGGTAACACTTTGTGCCATTGAATATTGCCCAACTGCTGGAAATTTATATGTATCATTTACTTCGTCAATTTCTGTTGGATCAAAATTTTTATCTACTATCCTTACGAATCCAGCATCATCATTTTCAAGCTTTAATTCTCAAAATCCATTTGAGAACTCATTTAATTGTGCTAAAATATTTTTTACCGCATCTGCATATGTATTCGAATTCTCAAAAGCAGTTTTGACCACCTCCAAATTAACCAATATACGATCGACGGGTTCTGCAATTCACCCAGTACTATCAACTCCAGCATATCCTTTTCAGGTTTTTACGCCAATCTTTCCCCAATATCCACTTGTCTTGTCCGCCAACTTAAGTGTTGGGTTCATTCTTTCTCTTGGTATTATAAATATATCTCTGTCTAATGACCTAAGAATTGGCGAATCTGTTCTATTGCCTATAAGAACTGGAAGTTCAGTAGTTTTATTGTATGATCCTCCACTAGTAAGCACTTCCTTTTTTGTAAATCATTTATTCTTGAAAACTTCGCCATTATAACCAGCATCATCAGAATAAAATATATTAATTAAATTAAATATGAATTGAATAGATAAATAATGTTTCTGATCGTATTGTATTGCTTCGCCTTTATACTCTGTGTCAAGAAACAATGGTTTCAATTTATCCCCAAAGTTAGTTCGATAATCTTCGTAGGTTGCACTTGAATCTAATTCTACCAAATAATCATTATTACCAATACCCTCAAGTACATCGGTAATCGTTCTTGCATCTTCATCATCAAAAAGGGTTTTTGAATTTTCTTTTATATTTTCAAATGGCTCAATATACCCTCTCGAAACTATCTCCGTTGAGCATGCAATACTTCCATCATCTTGTATGTTTCAACTAAATTTTCCAATCACGCCGAGAAGCGCTCCGTAATTTCCGCCAGAACTTCGTATTTTTTTCTTAATGGTTTCAGATTTATATAGTTCGCTTTTATTTTCAAATGTTTCTGCTTCAACCGAACTTTCTGTTGTATTTCATCCTCATTGTACGACGATAGACGCACCTGGCGACATATATAATTTTTCCATATCTTCTAATTGTTGAAATGTATAACATGTAAATTCAATTGTTGATTTTCTAACTGCACCTTTATCATCAAGATTTTCAACGGTCAATCCTTCCAAAGTAGGTACTGGCCTTAATGCATATGGGTCCGATAAATCATTTTTATATATTTCATCAAACGTTTCTCTATCTTTCCCTCCGATTGAAAGCAATCCTCTAAATGTGTTTTGTTTGGCAAGTTTTCCCCCATCGTAATCACTTTCTTGGTCTCTTCAGCGTTTTGTTTTGCCATTTATATTACCTTCAAGTATCAATGTAATTTCTGGACTTTGTTTTCTTTCTAAAACATTTGAATATACAGTAATCCAAGGCGTTTTCGCATTCCATTGTTGATAATCATTATCACTTAATCCTTCTCCGAAATTATAACTTAAATATTTTTTTCTTTTGTTTAATTCTTCTTCAATTTCAGGTTGAATTTTTTTTACTCATAATTGTGGCATATTAACCTCTTAATGTTTTAATTATATCAATATAATCAGTTGGTATTCTTATTGTTTGCTCTGTGCTTATATAATATGAATCGCCAGGCAATCCATTTGCTTTCGCTATAATCCATCATAAAGTACTATCACTATAATATTGCCCTGCAAATAAATCAAGTCTATCTCCATATTTAACTTCTATTACAATATCATCTTCACGTGGTTCTATCTTGGGATATTTTGTAGTGGAATATTTACTATTTTTTTGATTTGTGTATCTATATCTATTCATTATTAATTACCTCCATTAACCTCTAGTAACTTTTGGGAATCAAGTTTCTGGTGCGCCAAATATATGTTGAGAAGTCGAATGTAATAGTTTATTTGGTATAATTGTAAAATCAATAGTTAATTCAAAACCCATTGGCAATTGTATATTATAATCGAGTGGGGCTACGCCATCTGGAAAGCCATCATCGGCAGTATATCCTCCAAGCTCCCATGGGAAATCATCTGGATAAGTAATTGTAAGAGAGTTAATATATCCGTATGTATCCTTCAAAAAACTACCAAGTGTCAATTTAATAAATGGAGCAATCATTTTTGGATTTTCTTCGCTTGTCTTATGTGGGTATTGTAATCCAATTAAATAATTTAATTTTCTCCATAATGGTTTCATTTCTGCTAATGAATATGCCATTGCTTTCAAACTAAAGTTAAAGTTTCTACTTACGCCTGTATAGATATGTACTTTATCTTGTCTGCCAACATAACTTTTTTCTGACCATTCTGCTTTAGGAGAGTCAACAATTGAAGTAATTAAACTTCTGAATATTATATATTTATCATTATAAATATCATGAATTTTAAATGGTATAACATCCTTTAGACCGCTTTTCATAAGGCCAGTCTTTTTATCTATATCTGGGTCGTCATAATCAAGCATATTAATTTTATCAACAGCATCTCTTCAATCATTACCCTCAACTTTACTTACATCGCCACCTTCGCCAAACATACTCCCCATTTTACGAATATCTAAATCTTTTTGATATTGCGAATAACCAAAATTAGTATATGATAATCTACTGCCCGAAGTAATTTGCCTAATACTTTTAACATTTTTGGCACCATCTGGATGTATAAAATCTATGGCACTATATTTTTTTAATTCACCTCTTGCTACTTGCCCTATCTGTTCGTAATCATATGCAAAATATTTATGTGCAGTCGTTGTCGCTACATCCTTTGCATCTGGTCAATCTTTTTTAAAATCTGTGAATTCTGGAGCAAGTGATGATGCATCATAAAGTTGAATTCAATCTGTCAAGAAACTTCCCCCACCAGGAGCTTTCGCCCTCGGACTTGTTAGCTCAGGATTTTCATTTTTTCTTGTGATGTATGGAGAACCATCATCTCGGACATAAATTTTCGGAAATTGAGTTTTAGTAAGATTATCTTTACTATAAGACCAAGGATTTATAAATGCTTGCGAACCTTCATTATAAAATAAATTTTTAGCGTTATACTTGGACGTATTGTTTGAACTTAATTCTGTTGAAATCCCCCCATCTTCTATATATCTTTCAAATAAAGTTCTGTCGTCCGTTTTAACTCCAAGTGCCGCTGTAACTGCCAAAACGGCTCTTGTGAACGCATTCGGTATTGGGGGAGTTACGGTATTTGGTTCTTTCTCAATTTTCTGTTCCATTCATTTGGTGTAATGATGGTTTCCTCATGGAAAGTCTCTTTTTATATCAATAAAGCTTGGAAGTTGATAATGAGGTGATAACCCACGCACTCTAAAGAGTGAAAATGGATTATATATTTTAGTACTTGTTCTTGCACTAAATGTTTGTAAGAATTGTTGATTTGCTAAAAACCAAAATCCGCCAGTCTCACCAAAGAAATTCTTACCAACTGGATTTAAATATTTTGCCATCCATATTACATCTTTTGTCGCTCTATCAACAAAATCGCCAAGAGCTTCGCCAACTCCTCCGCCAGCACCAGTACCAAGAAATCCACCTTTTGGTACATCTATCTTTGGAATATACGGAGCACTTTGCCCACTCTTATATTCAGTTTCAATATTTTTTTCTATTGTATCAAGTCCTGTCAATGGTGGGGGTGCATTATACGTTGTGTCTTCTTGGTTCCCTATTTCAACCGTAAATGGTTTTTGAATATCTTCATTACTTGTATCGCCCAAATCTTTTACATATCTACTCACTATTGTTGCTGATTTCAAAAAAATAATATTGTTCTCGCCTAAAGTATCAAACAATCCACTTGTAAATATCTCTTCTGTTTGTGGACGTGTTGATGTTTCTTTTACTCCAAAGTTACCGTTTGAGAATTCAGTTTTTATATCAATAAATGCCATATTTTCTTCCTATTAATTTCCAGTTGTATTTGCTATTGCCCTACTTACTTTTCTGCCATCCATGGTCATACCCTGCTGTACGTCCTTTCTTAACAATTTTATTTGATTAATTAACTCATCAAATTTTATTGACTGTTGTTTTGTTTCTGTTGCTGTTACTGTCGCTGGCCCATTTACTTTTGTAGGGTCAAACGCTGTTTCAATTTTATGAATTGTTTTTAATACTGGCTTTATATCATTAAGACTATCATTTACTCCAGCCAATTCTTGCATTGACTGTGCAAGCATACTTAATGAGCTCGCTAAATAATTTACACCATCTGCATTTTTTGAAAGAACTCCTAAAGCTGTGCCAAACTTCATTAACGCACCACTTAAACTAATTAATGCCAAAATACCAGCTCCAAAAACTAAAGCGCCGACACCAGTTGCCATTATTGCACCAAGTTTTATTATAGCCCAAGAAAGTCCGCTCAATGCTTTGCCTGCTCCCTTAAGATTTTCTCATTTAACACCTTGTAATTTACTCATAGCAACACTAAATGGAATCAATGCCAATCCCATAGCACCTAACGCTATTGACCCTGCTAAAATAAGAGGCATAATTGCACCAAGTCCAGATACTATAATGCCAAGACCTACTATGCCTGCCCCTGCTATTGCAAGTGTTTTTCAGCTAGCGCCTTCCATTAAACCTAAAGCAAATGCAAATGGAATCAATGCCAATCCCATAGCACCTAACGCCAATGCTCCCGATAATATAAGAGGCATAATTGCACCAAGCCCTGCAACTACGAGCGCAAGTCCAACTAATCCTACGCCGGCAATCGCAAGTGTTTTTCAGCTAACACCTTCCATCAAACTTAAAGCAAATGCAAATGGAATCAATGCGGCGCCTATAAGTACCATTGCGGCCGCACCCCTAACAAGACTCTTCATGTCAATCTTTTTTGATATTTTTGATATAGCCCAAATTGAAGCCATAAGCCCAACCATCATTACTCCTGCCGCAAGATATTGCGCTGGATCTGTTGGTAATGATGCTATTACTTTTCCAAACCCAAATATTGCAACTCCAATAATCAAAAGTGCTGTTGCTATCTTACCTAAAGTTTCTCATTTAACGCCATCTCAACTCTTTATTCACCCTGCAACTCCACCCTTACCACCAGATTTATCGACTTTAGTTACTTTGCTACCGACACCCTTCGTTGCTGGTGTCGTTTTTATATCTTTGCCTCTTGCGGCTGCACCAAGCTTTGACTTAGTTACGCCGGCGGTCTTTGATTGGGCTACAGTTTCAGCTTTTGATTGGGCTACAGTTTTAGCTTTTGCCTTGACTGCATTAGCGGTCTGTGATTTGGCTTCTTTATTGGCAAGTTTTAGACTTTTTTTGGCTAATAAATCTTTTGCTTTCTTTCCGCCAAGTCCAATTCCTATTTGTTTATCAGAATATGATTTTTGTGCTTGTTTAAGCGCATTACCGCCAGGCATCAAAGCTCCAACTTTTCCTCAAAGATTTTTAACACCTGTCGTTAATCCCATTCATACTTTTGTTTGCCCAATAATTTTATCAAGACCTAAGTTTTTTATAGTACCTACTAAAGAGCCCATCATAATAATATTGTCTTTGTTAATAAGCGAAAACCCGCCCTTCACTATTCCGCCTATTTCTTCTAAAAGCTTGCTATATTTTCCAGTTTCTTTTCCAAGTTTGTTTTGATTTATAATCATATCCTTTAAACTACCAACCGATGTATTTAACATATCAGCCATTGATTGCCTTTGGTATGCATTCATTTGTAAGAACTCTTGTTCTGTACCTAATTGTGAAACTATATTTTTCAACGCACCTTCGTGGTCACCAGCAAATGCTAACATTCTTGCTTGCTCAAAATTAAAACTTCTACCTGTCATTACCGATGCCGTCATTTGCTTTTCAATTGAACTTTCAAAATCCAATATACCTTCTGTCATTGCTAACGTATCTCCCATGGATAATCCCAATTGTCTTGATGATACAGAAAGTCCAATCATATTCTTGCCACTTGCGTCTAATCATTTTGCCATTGCTTCGGCATTACTTGATAAATCTTCAAATACTGCCGTTGGTGCAACTTTGCTCAAGTTAGCCATTTCTGCCACTGATGAGCGCAATTCTTCATTTGTTTGTCCAGTTAATTTACCTATTTGTGAAAATTCTTTTGTTATTTTTGCCGCAGAACTCGCATCCATATCATAAAGTTTCATTAATTTAACGGCACCTTTAACATTTTCGTGAGTGGCATGTTCAATCGAACCCATTTCTTGAGTTATAGCTTTCGTTGCTTCTAAAACTTCTTTGGCCGACGCTCCATATTTCAAACTTGCTAAGGTAGCCGTACCCATACTTAATCCCATTTCACCTATTACATTTTCAACACTAATTCCAGTATTTAATATATCACCAAATGATTTACCAAGCTCTATGGCTTTTTTTCCAACCTCATACCCAAATATACTTGCTGATAACGCAGGGTTATTAAGCAATCCAGAAACTAAATCTTTAACATCTGTAACGCCCTTTTTCGTTTTGTCTCATCTTCCGGCCATTTCGCTTAATTGAGAATTTACATTTACTAAACTTTCTAAATTTTCCCCTGTCATGTCAGATAATTTTTGATGTGCGATTTGGAAAGGTGCAATTATTCCTTCGGCATACTTACGTTGGCTTTCGCTCATTGATTCTAAATTTGTGCCCATTTGTTGAGCGTACTCCTCTAACAATGCGGCCTTGCTTCTGTCTATTACATTGCCAGCTTCAGCTTCGTCGTTTAACCTTTGTTGCATCTCATAAAGAATTTTCGCACCTTTGCCTTGATTAATTGCTTCTTCACTTGCGCCATTAGCATAAGAATCTTGTATTTTATTTAACAAAGCTTGTTTTGTTGACAAGTCCAATCCAATTTCAACAGAACGATTTTGTTTTTTAAGTTCTTTCGACATTTTCAATGCGTAACTTTTCATTCCTGACGCCCAACTAAGTTTGTCCTCTTCTGCTTTTGCTTTTTGTTGTAAAACTTTTAAATCTTTAGAATTAAATGCCCTTTGCACTTTCAAATCTTTAAGTATTTTTTCGTTTTCCGCTCTTGTCTTCTCTTGTCATTTATCCTTTTCCTTTTCCATCTCCAATATTTTTTCGTCTTGCTTGGATATTTCATCTTTTATCTTACTCTGTTTTTCAAGTTCTTGTCTTCTGGATTCAGTTAAGGTCAAAAGGGTTTCTTCGTGCTTTACTTCTATAATGTCGGCCATTTACATTTCCTTATTTATTGGAACTTTTATTAAGAAAGTCTTCCAATTCTTGAGACGCTTGATGGATTTGATCTAGCTTCTTGCCTAGCTCAGGATTGGTCTTTTTAAAATTTTTTATTATTTTGTCTGCTTGTTTCTTTTTAATTCTATCAAAGAATTTGTCTATGAAATTATCAACTTTACTCATAAGTTATCTCCTATATATAATTGTACGCATCTATTGTATATAAATATCAAAATAATAATTTTTTTGAAAAACAAAAAGCCCAGTTTTCACTGGGCTCTCTTTTATTTAGGTCTTGAGACCGATTTGCCTAATTTAGGCGGTCTTGCTATAGTTTTTCCAGAACCAGAACCAGAAGCGGTTGCTTGTTTGTTTTCTGCTTCACGTGCGTCATTTAAGAATTTAATATTTAAGCTTCTTACTCATATTGGCATATTATAAATTATTTCTCAATTAAATGCACCTTTGCTATAATAACTTAAATTAAATATTTCCTTATACAAGTTACGCTTTGACATCATTATTGCTGATGATTCTTTTCCTGTTAATTCCCTATTTCCTTGAATGTTTGGTAGGCCAAAAAAAGTTCGCATCAAGCGGCACCTCAATGATATCTTCAAAATTACATTCAACGCATACGAAATCATAACTTGTATTTACAGAAGGTGCTATTGTCAAAAGATAATCTCTAAAATCACGTGAATCTTGCAAAAGAAATTCTTTATCAACAAATAAATTAATAGTCCTTCTATCTGCATCGCCATCTATTGCAGTTATCATATATTTGTATCTACTCGTCATTTCTGGTTGTACGCCTGTCGCACCATAAAGTTTTTTCATACGTTTCAATTCAATTTCAACATCCTTACTATCCTTGTAAGTTAATAACTTAAATGTTAATTCTTTCTTACTTACTGGTAACTTAAATGTGAATTCATTTTTCCCGATAGTATAATTTTTTTCCTTCATCGATACGTGTTCCCATTTCATTACATCAATTGAAATATCATTACGTGTTCCGCAATTCGGACAATTAATTTTTGTATCATACTTGCCACCGTATGCTAATATTCTTGCAGCCATCATTACTTTATCATAATCGCCCAAAAGCATATCGTTTAATACATTTTTATCACCGATAAATATTGCCTCAATAAACTTATCCAAAACGATACCTTTCTGTATTAAATTTTTTGATGTTAATATATCTTCATCTGCCGCCGTTGGGTATCTTAATTCTACTGACCCTTTATTTAGTGGATGTTCCGCTGGATATAATCACCCTTTACTCGGTAACTCTATCATTTCTGTTGGAAATGTTGCTTTTTCTTCTGCCATAACTTTCTCCTATATTCATTTTGGTTTGTTTTATTGATTTACATAACCCATTTCTTATATATATTATGTTATTACTTTTTTCTTGTTTTTTTATATTAAATGCCCGCCTTTCAAATTGCCAACGCCAAATTTGCTTGCCCTTTGAAGATTATATTCAGCATTATGATGCAAATAATTATGCTTTTTTTGGTGTATGATATTCATTTCATTTCCATAAATGTCGTACTCTCTTTCGGATGCCAATTTACGGCCCAAATCAAGCATTAACTTTTTAAGTGGCATTTCTATTTCATCTTTCTTGCGTGTAATCATTTTTCCCTGCCATTTAAGTTTTACGTAACCTGCCATTTTACGTGCTTCATCTATGGCCAATACATTGTTTGAGACCATAGTCCACAAACTAGCCACACTTCCACTTGTTATAGATTGTGCGTCAACTGTTTCCGTAACGTCCATTTCGCCAATTTTATTTCCATAAATATCATAAGTAGAATACTTGCATGTTCTAGACATATAATCATTATTTTTCAATTCATTAATCAAATCATCTACGCTTTTACAGAATGCATTAGAATTTGCTGGCATTGGAACGTCCCACGTCGGTGCTGTACTTGCCATTGTATTAACATAATTCCCCTTAGTAGCACAAAAAGAAGTTTTTTTCTTAAATAATTTAGAAAGAAAGCTCATTGTATTCCTCTAATTGTTTTGCTAATCTCATTGTTTCACTTATTACATATCTTTTATTATAAACTGTTAACGAATCATTCCCATGTGCTGTATCAAATCCAAAACACCAACCATGTTTTACATATAAATCCCCAATTTTTTTATCATTCATTTCTTCTGAATATGTAATGCCGCCATGAACATCCACTCCTTCAAGATACTTTTTGCCATATGCTGGATGATATTTATCAACAACAACATAACCATTGCCCCAACCAAAATCCATTGACTTTGTTCTTTGAAGCCAAGTAGTTTTGACAACGGTTAAACCAACTAATTTATATTTATCTTTAGATGTCATAAACTCATCACCGTAAATCGTAAATGCTTTTATTTTTGACATAATTTCTCCATACTTTTTCTTTCGTTATAAGCTTTTATTTTCTTTTTTTTACTGTCAAACATTCCCTATATGTATATTGCTTGACTCCCAATACGGCAACTGGATATGCTTTCCAATTAATATTGTCTATGCCTATCCACTTTCCATGTTCTGTGATTACCATCGTAAATTCTTCTTGTGCTACGTTTCCGTAAATGTCATATGTTTTTAAGTCCATAGTATTAAAGTCAAAATTTAGTCAATCAGGAATATATGTCGGGTCGTCAAATGGCGAGGTTTTCTTAAACAACTTTACAACCTTATCTAAAAACTTCATCAATGTAACCCCCTATACTTTTATTTCTATCTATATGTATTTCAAACAAATTCAAAAACTCTTATTTTTATATAAAAAAACTCCGCACAAGGCGGAGCTAATATTTTTAACAATCTTTTATGATTAAGCTTTACATAAAAACTTCGTGTATCGCTTAATCATAAGTAAGTCTATTGGAATATAATTATCATTTTTATCCCTAATCCATGCATCCACTACGTCATTTTCGGAGCAATTTCTTCTTACTGTCCATAAAATTTGTTCTTTTTTCTTCTTAAAAATTTTCTTAAATATACCCATCAAATAACCTCCATACAAATATATATGCTTAATTTAAATCGCAAACTCTTGTTTTTTTTATTAGAAATTAAAACTATTGTGAAGTTCTCGGTGACATTCTCTGCATAATGCAACGCCTGATATTTCATTGTCCGTATGATAATTTATAATTGCATCAATAAATTTAGTTCTGTCTAACTTATCATCAAAATTGTTCTTTTTTCTAATAATATTTATTATTTCTGACATTATTATTTGATTGTGATGAACATCTAATTTGCCGCCAGCACCACACTTTGAACATTTGAATTCATATTTTTTTAATATTGGAAATTTTCATTCATTATATAATTTTCTACTTCCGTGACATGCCGCATTTATTGAACTATTACCGCCACATCATGCGGGAGATTCCGCACCATATTCAACTTTAAGCACGCCATCTTTCCACATTTTTTTCATACGTTCTGATTTTCTTTTTAATAAATCTTTATCAGCTAAAATTGTTTTTCTTGAATTTTCGGCATTTAATCTAACACGTTCGTCTGTAATGTCCAATCCTTTATTCCAAGGCTCTCTTACGCCGTCTTTATATTGTTGCCTTCTTGTTTCTGCGGAATGTTCAATTGCTTTTGGATTATGGCCCCAATTATTTTTTACTCTTGAAATGTGTCCTCTTTTGTAATCGCAAAACCCATGCGAATTAAAGTTAGTTTCTTCTCCACATCCGCATTTGCATGTTGGTCTTATTCCATTTAGATAAAATTCTAAATGAAAATCCTCTGATTTAATTCCATGAAGCCAACCCACATGTTTCCTAAGACTATTATAGTTATCAAATATTCGGCTACATCTTTTACACTTAAATTTTTCCATAAAAAAATCCTCCATACAATTATATATATGGAGGAATATTGTTTTTAACAATCTTTTATGATTAAGCAGTAAAAAGATTTAAGAACCGCTTAATCATATCTAATACTCCATTACTGGGTAGTCGTAGCGGAGAGAAATCGTGATTTCTTGTGCTGTTGCATCTCCCCAATCTAATTCGCCAAAGTTTGCACTTTTAATTCATGCTTTCTTTAATGTCCAAGCACTAATTTTATCGCCAACTGGTCCTAATTCAAGTATAGTTACATCCTTTTGATACATTGCTCCGTATCCGTCTCTGCCTGTTTCAGCTTCGTGATGTGCTCTAATTCAATTCATTACAATTTGAGCACCTGATGGTGATATTGGGTCATATAAAGTTAAACTAATTTCGTCATAAGAAACTTTACCCATAGAATATTTTGTTATATTAATATGAGGCAATTCAACCTCATCAATAGTTATGCTTGGTCTCGCCGCACCTTTAATTAAAAATGAAGGTATTCCATCTATTTCTAATATAAATCTATTCTTTAATCTTGGCTCAAACTTATCAAATAACATTTCGTTAACGTCTAGTATATTTTCTGCCATTTTGCATTCTCCTTTTTTTTGTTTTAATAATTATATACATTACTCTGTATATTAATAAATATTCAAAATGTAAATTTTTTGGCAATAATCTTCCAATAATACTTAACAAAAAACTCTGTTTTGGGGATTTTATATAATAGTTATGTTTGAATAGGGACGTATTAATATTTTATATGAAAAATAGGGGACAATATGAGGGAATGCAATATAGATATAAGTTTGTTAGAAAAGGTTGTATTAAATGAGGCCAACATTAAGGCATTAACAAATAAGAAATCGGACGACTACAATATATCAAAATTATTAGGGATAAAATTAACACAATCCCAAAGTATTAGATTTGGAAAAAAATTTGAGAAAATAGTTGGAGATTTAATTCTTCTTGCTAAAGATACAGAATTAGAGGAAAAAACTATTTT